TGCTCCAGCGTCCAGTCCCGGTCGCTTATGCCGACCAGGCGCTTGATGATCGCCTCGGCCTCTCCGCCTTGCGGCGGCGTATGGAACAGGATCACGTCGGTGTCGCGCACGGGCGGCAGGTGCGGGTGAACGAGCGCGGTATCGCCTGGCCAGTACGCGGGGATCATCGATTCTCCCCGGATCATCAGCCCATAGCCGCCGATGACGTTTTGCAGGACGGCGGGTCGCTTGACCCAGTCGATTGCGTCGAAGGTGACGATAACGTGACCCTCGCCGCCCATCGCTGCCGCGTAGATGGGTAGGTCCCTGTTGCCGACAAGTTCGGGCCCGGGGATCAGCTCGCTCACAGGCTGACCCTTTGCTCTCGCGGTAGGCTGGCTGAGCGGCGGGTTTCCGATCTTGTCCGTGAGCCAGGCCGGCGTCGTGTTCAGCAGGTCCGCCAGACGCGCGATCTTGTCGAGGGAAGGTTTTGTCGCGTTTGCTTCCCACTGGGTCACCGAAACGCGCTTGATCCCAAAATTTTTTGCGACTTCGCTCTGCGTCAGCCGCGCGCCTTCGCGGGCGTAGCGGATCCTCTCTCCGAGCGTGGCAAGGGATTGAACGGTCATGGCCGCATTGTAACCATTGCTTACCTCTCTTGCACCTACATGTAGGCTTGACAGAGTAGGTAGGTGATGCCTACTAATGGCGCTCATGATCGAACCTGTTCAAAATGGTGCCGAGAAGGTCGGTGGATTGAAGAAGCTGGCGGCGATGCTCGGCATTCGCCACCAAGCTTTCTATTCATGGCGGCGTGTGCCGGCGGAACGCGTGCTGGACTTCGAGCGCGTGACCGGCATTTCCCGTCACGTCGTCCGTCCGGACCTCTACGGTTCCGAGGCGGCCTCCCAATCGGAGGCTGCTGAATGATCAAAACCCATACCCCCGGAGAGCAAAGGGCGGTCAGGCACGGCTCGCGAGGCCTCCTGCACCCGGCTGGGAACGGCGCTTGCGCCGTAGGAACTCAGTTCGCCGCCCGCAACACGGGCCTCATGCCGAAGGCGTCGAAGGGCGCACCCGCCGCGGCGGGTGGCGTTCGCTCGGGCTCGCGGCAGAAGGCCGAAGCCAGGGCCGGAAGGGCGTGCCATCGGGCGCCCTTCCGGTGCCGCCTCCATGGGCCGCCATGATGTGATGTTCGCGCGGGTTTTCATGACCCGTACCTGACCACTTTCCGTTGTTTCCCGCCACGGGAAAACACGCCGGGTTTTCCCGGCGCGGGAAGCTGTTTTGTTTTGTGGAGCCAATGACATGCGGGAATTCACGGACCGGACGAGGGGGCACCTGCGCAACGCTCAGGCGGAACTCGTCGAACTCGTCGGCGCGTCCAAGGCGATGGACCTGACGGGGAAGTCGAAAAGCGTCGTCTATCGCTGGCGTGACGACATCTCGTCCGACCTGATGGCCTTGCCCGAAGTGCTGACGCTGGAGGCGCATGCCCGCCGGCCCCTTATCACGCAGGTCATGGCGCGCTTCCACGGCAGCGACATGACGCATGTCGCGGCGGACCCCGTCCAGGGATCGCTGTCGCTCCATGTCGCCGAGATCGTGGAGTTCGCCGGCAGGCTTGTCGTGGAGACGGCGAAGGCGAAATCCGATGGCGTCGTGACGCGCGCCGAAGCTGCTCGCCTGCTCGACCTTCTCGCCGGCCTGGAGCGCATCGTGCCAGCGATCAAGGACATGCTGGTTGGCGTGCAGGTCGAGGGTCCGCTCCATGTCGGAAAGGGCGACGCATGACCGCGTGGACCGACGAGCAGGTGGCCCGCCTGCGCGATCTTGATCGCAAAGGCTACAGCGCGGCCGTGATCGCGGCTGCGATCGGTGGCTTCAGCCGCTGCGCGGTTCTCGGCAAGTTGCAGCGCCTCAACGCCAAGATGGGCGCCAGGCCGCGCAGGCGGCCGACGATCACGAAGATCGTCCCGGCGAAGCCGAAGGCCGTCAAGCCGGCCGAGTCGCCGAGGCGGGATGTCCTGCCGTCGAGCGTGCCTCCCGGATCCTCGCCGGTCGCGGGCCGCATGCCGGTGCCCGCGCCGCCGCCACTGTTCGGCTCCGGCGAGGCCGCATCGATCATCGTCGTGCCGATGCCATATCGGCGCGCGCTGGCCGAAGGACGCTGCCTGTTCTTCGCGGCGGATCCGCTGACAGTCGACGGGCCGGAGATGCCGGTGTGCGGCTGCCACCGCCTGGCCGGTGCCAGGAAGCCTTATTGCCCGGCGCATCTCGCGGCCGAGCCGGCGCGCAGGAGCGTGGCATGAAGGAATTCGACGATCTCGCCGCGACGCTGAACAGGATTTTTCTCGCGCTGCTCTGCGCCGTCTTCGTGCTCGGCTTCCTGCTTGGCCTCAGCGTGGGCAGTGACGCAGTCCATTGGTGGGCAGGTGGATTATGACAGTAATCGTCTACGGGCCGCCGGCTTGCGGAAAGACGCGCGCATCTGGCTTCCTCGCCCGTCATTTCGGCTGCGACAGCATCGTCGATGGTTGGAATGGTCGCGATGTGCTGCCGCCGAACTGTCTCGCGCTCACCGTCGAGAAGCCGGCACTGCAGGGCGCACGGGTATTCGCTTTCCATGACGCAATGCTTCACGCGAGGGGCCGGTGATGAGCGCGAACCCCACCGTCAACCGCTATCTCTCGAGCAAGCGCTACGATCGCATCGATCATGCGCTCGGGCGTCCGATCTTTCCGCTGCGCGAGACATACCGCAACCACTACGCGACCGATGCCGGAGGCGAGATCGCCCGCAAGTTCGATCGGTCTCCGTTCTGGCAACACAACGGCACGCAGGGCCGCATGGCGTTTTATGCGGTGACCGACACCGGTCGGCAGGCGTTGGCGGACTATCTCGCCAAGGATAAGCGGCCGTGGCGCGCTTATGAAATCAGCTTTGACGGTTTCACCGGCATCGTGCCCGCCAGGAACCGGCGCGCTGCGCGCTACGCCTGCTTTCTGGAAGCGTCCGACACACGGTCTGACCTCAGCTTCATCGACTTCGTGAAGCAAAGCACCGTGCGGAGGGTCGAGGCATGACCCTCCAATCCTACAGCGACTTTCTGTCGGCCAAGGTGCGGATCGCGCCGTCTCTCGGCTTCGTGGTCGATCCGGCGACGGTCAATCCGCTGCTCAAGCCGATGACACAGGCGATCGTTCCGTGGGCGTGCCGCGGCGGGCGACGCGCGCTATTCCTGCGCTTCGGCCTGCACAAGACCTCGACGCAGATCGAGATCGGCCGGCAATGCCTGCGCCATGCCGGCGGCCACGGCATCATCGTCGTGCCGCTCGGCGTGCGCCACGAATTCTTCGACGAGGTCGCGAAGCGCCATCCGCATGTGCGGCTGAAATTCATCAACCGACCGCACGAGATGGAGGCGCCCAACGCGCCCGGCGCGGACACGGTGCTGATCTACATCACCAACTACGAGACGTTTCGGGACGGCAAGCTTGACGCGTCGCTGTTCACCTTCGCCTCGCTGGACGAGGCCGCCGTGCTGCGCGGTTTCGGCGGCAGCAAGACCTTCCGCGAGTTCATGGCCCATTTCGCCGGCGACGACCGCAAGGCCGGGGTGAAGCGCGAGGGAGTTCGCTATCGCTTCGTCGCCACGGCGATCCCCGACCCGAACGAATATATCGAGTTGCTGGCCTACGCCGCATTCCTCGGAGTCATGGATGTCGGCGAGGCGAAGACCCGGTTCTTCAAGCGAGACTCGACCAAGGCGGACCGGCTGACGCTGCATCCGCACAAGGAAGAGGAGTTCTGGCTGTGGGTGTCGACCTGGGCGCTGTTCGTTCAGATGCCGTCCGACCTCGGCTTCCCGGATGAAGGCTACGAGCTGCCGGAACTCGACATACGCTGGCACGAGATCGCGACCGACCATGCGACCGCCGGCTATGAACGCAACGGGCAGGGGCGTCTGCTGGCCAACACGGCGCTCGGCGTGGTGGAGGCGAGCCGCGAGAAGAAGCGCTCGCTCGACCAGCGCGTGGCGAAAATGCTGGAGATCAGGGCCGAGGATCCCGACGCGCACCGCATCCTGTGGCACGACCTGGAAGACGAGCGCCGCGCCATCGAGAAGGCGCTGCCCGGCGTGCGCACCGTGTGGGGCACACAGGACCTGGAAGAGCGCGAAAAGCGTGTCGTCGCCTTCGCGCGCGGCGAGTTCGCGGAGCTGGGAACCAAGCCGGTGCTCAACGGCTCCGGCTGCAACTTCCAGTATTTCTGCTGGTGGAACATCTATCTCGGCATCGGTTTCAACTTCCACGACTTCTACCAGTCGCTCTTCCGCACGCAGCGCTTCGGCCAGACGCACCGGGTGCGCGCGGACCTGATCTACACGGAGGCCGAACGGAACACGCGCGCCGAACTCGAGCGGAAATGGCGCGAGTTCGAGGCGCAAGCCGCCAAGATGGCGGCGATCATCCGGCGCTATGGTCTCGGCGAGGCCGCGCTCGCCGGCGCGATGGAGCGCTCGCTCGGCGTCGAGCGGCGCGAGGTGCGGGGGGACAACTATCTCGTCGTGCACAACGACACGGTGCTCGAGACGCGCGCCATGGAGAGCGACAGCGTCGACCTGATCGTCACCTCGATCCCGTTCTCGACGCAATACGAATACACGCCGTCCTACAACGATTTCGGCCACACGGATAACGACGCTCACTTCTGGGCGCAGATGGATTTCCTGACGCCCGAGCTGCTGCGCGTTCTGAAGCCCGGCCGGCGCGCGGTCATCCACGTGAAGGACCGGATCGTGCCGGGGGGCATCAACGGGCTGGGCTTTCAGACCGTCAGCCCGTTCTCGGACGATTGCGTCGCGCATTTCCGCCGCCACGGCTTCGCCTTCCTGTCGCGCGTGACGATCGGCACCGACGTCGTGCGCGAGAACAACCAGACCTACCGGCTGGGCTGGAGCGAGCAATGCAAGGACGGGACCCGCATGGGTCACGGCATGCCGGAATATCTGCTGGAGTTCCGCAAGCCGCAGACCGACCGCTCGAAGGGCTACGCCGACGTGCCGGTGGTGAAGGCCAAGCCTGACTTCGTGTCGATCATCGACGGATCGCCGGTCGCTCCCGGCGACGACGAGTATGACGGCAAGAGGATACGGCCGATCGCCGGCACCGGCTATTCGCGCGGCCGCTGGCAACTCGACGCCCATGGCGTGTGGCGCTCCTCCGGCGACCGTCCGCTGCTGCCCGACGAGCTGGCCCGGCTGTTGAAGCTCGACGGCAAATACATCTATCGCGGCTGGAAGGCCTGGCAGCAGAACCATGTGCACGACCACGGGCTGCATGTCGCGCTTTGCGAGGCGCTGGACGAGGCCGGTCGCCTGCCGCCGACCTTCATGATCGCGCCGCCGCATATCGACCATCCGGCGATCCGCACCGACGTGGCGCGCATGCGCACGCTGAACATGCTGCAGCAGAAGAAGGGGCAGGAGATGCATCTCTGCCCGCTGCAGTTCGATATCGTGGAGCGCGCCATCGAGGCCTATTCGATGGCAGGCGAGACGGTGTTCGATCCGTTCGGCGGCATCATGACCGTGCCCTATTGCGCCGTGCGCATGGGGCGCCGCGGCGTCGGCGTCGAACTCAACCCCGACTATTTCGCCGATGGCGCGACCTATGTGAGCGAGGCTGCCGCCGGCGGGCAGGGGCCGACGCTGTTCGACCTGCTGGCCGCCGAACCGGAGGCGGCGGAATGATGGTTCATCCCGCCGCCCTGACGTCAGGCGTCTTCCAGCACCCGCACGGCGACGCTCTTGCCGAGCGCGGCAAGGGCGGCCTGCATCGTGCCCAGACCCGTCGCATGGTCAGGGTCCAGGATGCGCCGCGCCTCGTTCTCGCCCTTGCCGAGACGGCGGGCGAGTTCGGACTTGGACATGCCGCTAGCGCGGAATGCCTCGATGAGCGCCAGCTTGAACGCGGTGTCCGGCGCAACCGCTATGGCCACAAGGCCTTTTCCTTCCGCCTTCGGGCGCGGCAGGGCGCCGCCCGCCTGAAGAATGCCGCGCAGGGCGAGCCCGAGCGCCTCCGCGCCCATGGCGCGCGCTTCGGCCTCGTCGCTGCCGCCGGAAATCGCCTCCGGCACGTCGGGGAAGGTGATCTGGAAGCCGCCCTCGGGGTCCGGCTCCAATCTAGCATAATATACATAATCCATATTGCTGATCCCTGCGAGATTAGATCGTCTCGCTCTTTGTTAAGGTTTAAGTCTGCGGAGGCCGGAAAGTGTTGGGGATCACTCGATCCCCAACTGCTTCCGAATGGTTCGTACCCGCAGATTGGTCAGTTCGCCCGATTGGATCGTCGTCATCCTGTCGCCGAACTTCACCCGGTAGTGCGAACCCTTTCCTTTATCCGTGAAAACCTCGAAGCCCTTGTTCTGTTCTTTGGCAAGGGCTCGAAGCTCCCGGAGAAGGGCTTCGCGTTTCATTCCGACCTCCTTTCCTATGACCAGACATTCGCACATGAATGTGCGAGCGTCAAGCGAAAATCGCACATGAATGTGCGAAATTGTCGGGGGGCGAAGAATGCTCGTCTCTCCTGAAAGCCGTGCCGCCACTTTCGATCCGGCGCTGGTCGACTTCCAGTGCTTCGCGTTGTTCCTCGAGGCGCGCCGCATCCATCGTCGCAGGACGGCCAGGCGCATCGCGCGCGAGGCCGATGTCGCGCTCGACGCCGTCGAGCGGGCGGGCAGGGGCCGCAATCCCGGCGCTACCGAGTTCTTCCGGCTCTGCGACTGGATCGGCGAAGCGCCGGAGACCTTCCTGAAGGCGGAGCTTCGCCATGGATGAGCGTCTCGCCGACTTCGACTATCGCGCGCTCGGCAAGGTTCTGCGGCCCCGGCTGATGGAGGATGGACGCGGCTGGACCGTCTGCGGCCACGCCATCGGCGTGACGGCGATCGATCTGTCGCGCATCTGCAACGGCCAGCCCGTGTCGGCCGGAAAGGTCATCGCCGTCTGCGACTGGCTCAAGGTTTCGTTCCGCGCCTTCTA